TCAATGGAATGTAAGGACAGTAGAACGCAGGTGCGTCTGTTTCGCTTGATCCTTTGTATCCAACTAGGACTTTAGTTCCGTCTGCCGCATAACTGTCAACAAAAACTTTGATAGTACCGTTAAGTACACCAGCAAGTTTTGTGTTAGTAGGTGCGTCAAAAGAACCTTCTGTAGTTCTAGCAAATGTTGAAGTTGTAGCAGACTGAAGAATAGTTAAAGCCTCAGGAGAAACTACGATGTAGTTACCTGCGCCTCTTCTTGTTCTTGCCGCGATTCTGTTAGCACTTCTGTTGATTTCAACTGCCAATAACGCATGTCTATCACCTACGAAAGTTGGTGTATAGTCAGAGCTAATTGCGCCGAAGTCTAAAGATGTACCTGAACCTGCTAAAGATCTTAGTGAACCGATAATTTCTTGGTCGATTTCAACTACGATTTCTTGAGCTAGTGCCTGCATAATTTCTGCTTCTACGTCAAGACCGTGCATTGCTTCAGCATCTTGTGCCGCTTCAAAGGTCCATCTTGCTGATAGACGTCTTGTTTTTGCTTCTACAGTTTGCTTTAAGATTTGGATGCTCATCTTCTTACCTGGTTGTCCCTCTGCTGATGCTGTTGCATCTGGGTTACCTGAGTACTGATTAGCAATCTTAAATGGTGAAAGTGCTTCATCACCTGGGTTTACACCAGATGCACTCTCGGCATACCTTGTTCTTAAGGTATGGATTTGTCCTACTGGACCACTCATAGGTTGAACACCTACAAGTTCGTTAGCAATAACAGAAGGCATAACCCTTCTGATTAAAGGTAACATTACTTTGTTTAAAGTAGCAACGTTGCCAGCCTGTGTTGCACCGCTTGATGCTGATTCCTGAAGATGTCTCTTAGTATTCTCAAGGACTACGTCTAAAGTGCTCTTTCTAGAACCGCTTAAACCTTCAAGTAGTGCGTCCTTTGTTGCTGACCAATTGCTCTCAAATAATTCTGCCATTTCTTATCTCCTAATTTGAAAGTCCGGCTAATTTACGGATTTGGTTTATTTCAACCACGTCCTGTTCATCTTCAGATGAAGGCTGAACGTTTTTATTACCAGTGTGATCTTTTCTCACTGATTCTGTCAATGGTTGTCTTTCTTCGATAGTGACTTTTTCACCATCCAATACAGATGGTAGATACTTATTGAATTGCTTCTCTAAGTTATCTGTTTTTACACTTTCGAGTAAATCGACCATCAATTCTTTTTTTGCTTTAGATAAAGGTTTGAGAAGCTCGTCAAGTTTTTCCTTACGGTCCATCTTGTCCATTGCAACTCTTAACTTACTTTCAGTTAAAGCAACTGCTTCTGCTTTCGCTTCTGCTTCTGCTTTGCTTTCTGTGAGTTCTTTCTTTACTTCAGCGATTTGTTTTTGCAAATCTTTTACTTCTGAGCTTTCGTTCAAGTAACTTGATCTATACTCATTAGCAAATGATTCAAATATTCTACGACCAAAATCGTTCTCTCGGGCGGCTGTGATATCGTCTTTAAATGTAGCAACATTCTCTTTTACAATCTTGTTTACTACAATCTCAACTTTGTCAGCGGCTCGTTTAATGAAGTCTGCTTTCGATTCAGCAAGTTGTTTTTTGCCTTCTCTTACCATCTTCACTTTTTGTTCTACGAGTTCTTGCTTATCTGTGTGGAACTCTTTTAATTCAGTTGCTAATTGCTCAACAACAAAATTATCAAGTTTAGAAACATGTGATTGAACGTTAGTTCTATCTGCTCTTAGTTCTTTAACTTCTTTTGCAAGATTTTCTGCTACAAACTTTTCAAGTTTTTTAGCATGTTCGCTAACAGCCTTTTTATAAGCAACTCTTTCTTCAGCGACTTTTTGCTTATCATCGGCAAGTTCAAGCATTTCTGCTTCAACTCTTTCTTTGATAAACCCGTCAACTGCTTCAACAATAAGACCTTTGTCATGCTCATATCTTTGAGCAAACTCTTCTCTTAATTCTGCTGTGAGTTGTTCTTTGGCTTCGGCAAGACGACTTTCCCAGGCCTCAACGATACTTTGACGAGTTTCCTCGTTTATATCGTTAGACTCGATTAGGTCCTCAAAATTTACTGCCATAGTAGTCTCCTACCTCAATTTTAGCTCGTTTATAAATGAAACGATTGATTTAGTTAAGTGCTTTTCTGCACTTGGGTTACCGTGTGTATAGTCTTGGGCAATTTCATGTATCATGCTACCGCCTCTCATGTTAAATAATGACTCGTATATAGTCTTTGGATATGCATCTGGGGCCGAAGGCTGTGCAACAATATCAACAGTAACAATATCAAAATCAGACACACGACCTGATTCATTTACGTTACCGCTACCTCTACTGCTTACACCTAGTTTTGCACCTGCTTTTAATAAAGCCTTTGCAATATTTCCCATTGGCGTATCAATGATTTTCAACTTCCCTAGTCCATCCGAGCCATCGCATTGCATTTCTGTAATGATATGACTCACTCGGTCTAGATTGATTTGAAGTTCTTCTGGATGATCTAACTCACCCATTACTGTCTCACCTACTGATAATCTTTTAGTGACATTTTCAACAGCACGTTGAATTTCATCTTTTGGATAAACTCTTCCATTTTGATTTTTAACATCGCCTTGAATGAATAGTCCTTGCATGAAAAGGTCCTTACCGTCATTAGATTCGAGTAACTCGATTCTATTTGAGTCTGGTCCTAAATATTCGTATAACTTACGCACCGTTTAAATTACCTCACTAATTAAGCCTTTTTAGGCTCTACTTTAATATTATCTGTTGGTGTGTGGTCTTTTGCTGAATCGCCTTTAACGCCTTCGCTACCATCGTTGATTTTAACAGGGTTACCTGCGCCATCTACTTTAGTACCTTTTGGCTTGCTTGATAAAGGTGACTGATCTGCAATTACTTCGCCTTTAGGCTCAGCAACCTTATCTTGAAGTTTTGTTGCTTCTTCGACAACTTCGTCATCGTCTTCTTCAACTACTTCTTCGTCTAAGTCGTACTCAACTGATTCTTCTTCCATTTCCATGTCGTCCATTTCTGGGTCCATGTCCATTTCAATTTCTTCAGCGTCGTCACCTGCTTCGTCTTCTTCATCATTTAAAAGTTTTTCAAATTCAGCTCTTAAATCTTCTAGTTCGTCTTCTAAAGAATCAACTTTATCTTCTAAGTCTTCGTCTTCTTCTGCTTCACCTTCTTCTTCACCAACTTCGTCGCCTTCGATATCATCGTCTGCTTCTTCTACGTCGGCTACAAAATCTTGCTCAGCATCTGAATAGTCTACAAACTCGTCGACTTCTTCTGCTTCTTCAACAGCCTCTTCATCGGATTCTTCAGCCTCTTCAACTGCTTCTTCTTCTGATTCTTCTGCTTCTTCTACAGTTTCGTCATCGTTAGTTTCTTCTTTTTCAGCAACTACTTCTTCTTCGTCTAAGATACGCTCGTACTCTGAACGAGCAGTTTCAACGACGTATTCGTGAAGTAGCTCTTCGGCACGCTCGTTATCTTCAGCAAGTAGTAGTTCTAGAACTTGTTCTAATTTACTGCGATCTGACATTATGAGCTCCTATATTGAATATATAAACACATCTGTACTCATACAAATACAGATTATTGTAGTAGTACTTATGGTTAAGGTGTTATTTTAGGCAGAAATAGGCAAAAAAGAGCCCGTTTTGCCTAATGTGTATGAAATTTCTGTTTTTTTGTCGTGTAACATTTTAAAATTACAAATGTATTTAGTATTGTCTACTCTGATAAAATAACTTCACTTAACTGTTTAATTACTGTATCAGCATATCTAGTGTGTGCTTCTTCTGGCAAGTGATGATCATATTCTGGACCTTTGCTGTTTTCCCAACTACCCCATATTTCATCACATACTTCTAGGTAATCTGCAATTCCTTTAGGTTGTAGGTTGATTTTTGGAATGTCCCAACTAGAACTTTCTTCCGAATAAATGTTAGGATTTTTCAAATCAAAACTCTCTGCCCAGTCAAATGTATTAGGTGAAAATAAGTATTTTTTGCCTTTTAAATGCAGTTTATATAAGGAATTTTGTAGTATCATTTGTTGTTTATGCCTTTCTAAATCGGCGTCAAAAAGGTATAAAAACCATTTTTTAAATGCATCATAACTGTTTTTATCGAATGCTTTACTGTATCTAGGCAACAAATATAAGTCGTCTAATTCACTATCTAAGTTCTCATTAAGTATGCTACCAAAACTATCTATGAGTATCGTTGGGTCGTACTTATCGCCATATCCAGGAGCATGTTTATCTGTGAATTTTTCTATTAGTTTATGGTCGTAATCTACGTTATGATAATGTTTTGTAGGATTGTAACGTTTAGAATTTTTGAGTTTAAACTCACCTCTAGTAGGTGTTGTAGCATTTATAATAACTACATCTGCATTTAACTCTTGTATTGCATATTCTACTTGCAATGCAATACCAAAGTTGCTACAACCTGGTTTTGCTATGTTTAAATAATCGTAATTAAAATGATCTGCTACTTTTTGACCAAACTCTATATTAGGATGTTGGGGGTCGCGGCAACTCCAACTGCAACCGCAAACAACTAAAAGCATTAAAAACCGCCTGCGTCGCCTTGAGGTTGTTTTGCATACATAAGTGATGCAAATTTTTTCTGTTCAATCTGTTCGGACTTTTTGATTTCTCTGTATTTTCTTAACTTATTAAGTGTTTCTAATGTAAGTTTTGTTTTTCTTACATCATCAATCTTTCTACTAGCACTTCTATCTTTTTCCGGATTGTAAAATTCATCTAATCTCATGCTTACTCCTATATTTGTTCGCTGGCATCAATACCAGGATTAGCAATATCTACGTCTGGAGTTTCAACTTCATCTTCTGGCATTGGTAAATCATCAACTGGTGCATCTAAATCTAGTGGAGCACTAGGTCCAGGTCTTACACCAACGTTTCGTAAATCAACTTGTTGTTCATCTTGTGTATCAACTTGATTTTCCATTTTCCAGTAGTATTCATTGTCTTTCATTTCTTCTTCGTTTAAGCCTAAGTACTTCTTAAGTTTAAACTGTTGAGACAAGTAAGGTACTGCTTCTAAACTTGTAAACAGTTGAGCTCGTTGAGTATCCATATCTAATTCTCTGTAACTGCTAAAGTTTTGAGGTTTAGTAAACTCAATATTAAATGTTGAATTATCTATCTCAATACCTTTGTAGTTTAAGAACATTTTAAACTCTCTGTCTAAGTTTCTAATAATTTGTTTTTGTAACCTTTCACAATATTTTGCAAACTGATGCTCTTGAATGTATGCTACACCCACTTTACCGTCATTTACTTGTGCTGATCCATCGTCTGGTCCAGTTGGTAAGTATGAACTTGGTACTCTTAAACCTCTGAGCAGTTTGTTGTTAAAGTATCTTAAGTCATCTATTTGACCTAAGTTATCACCACCTGGTAGTGTGTCAACTTTTGAACCTCTACCATCTGCCGTTTGAGCAAAGAAGTAATCTTCCAACATGCTCATTGGATTGTATGCCGCATCGGCTACGTTACCACCATCTTTGTTTTTGTTAGGTACACGTTTTTGTTGCACTTCATACTTAACACGTTCTAAGTACTGTTGTGCTTTGTGTGGTGGCATATTACCTACATCAATAAAGAACACACGTCTTTCAGGTGCTCTGTGGACCCTATATATTAGTATAGAGTCTTCTAATAATTCTTTTTGTTTGAAAACTTTAAATACTGGTTCTAGTATGCTGATACCAAAAGGCCAGTTGTGATCCATACCTTCTGTTAAACTAATATGTACCACATGTTGTGCATCTACTGGTGTACCGTATGTGGCTCCTGCATCACCTGTTTGTGTTCCATAATTAGTAACACTAGGTCCAACTGGTGCGTACATGCCTGTTAAACCTTGTCCACTACCATATGGTCTTGCATGTATTGGTGCAGTATTAGTTGCGGCTAACTGTTCAAAGTTTGCATCTAAGTTTTTAATAAAGTAAGTTTCAATTTTCTTACCTTCACTCTCATTTACAACTACTTTCTCTACGTTAGCAGGATCTACCCAAAATAGTTTATATGTTTCTGGGTCTCTGATAAAGAATTGATCACCATACTTAATAGTACTACGGAACATTTTAAATGATCTGCGTCTAAAGTCATTAAGTTTATGCCATTGCTCTAATGTTTTACTAAGAATACTCATCTCAGTTTCACTAGGATCTTCTTTGAA